ACGAACCCGAACAGGACATCCCTGTATCGGCTGAACAAAAAGGAGAAATCATGGATGAAATCCGTGACCTGACTCCCGAACTCGCCGAAGTTCGTGAGCGCATTGAAATGGTTGAGCGAGAAATCGCCGACCTCGGCAACGTCGAAGCAGCCGCTTTGAGCTACCGCACCGCTGGAGACTTCCTTCAGGCACTCGTCAGCAACGACGAGAACGCAGTCAAGATGTACGACCGCGTATTCACCGGTGCAACTACAGCGGACAGCATCACCACCCCCATCGACGTAGACCTCATCCGTCTCGTCGCACAGGCTAACCCTCTCGGCTCCGTGTTCGGAACTGGTGTCACTCCCCCCACCGGAATGACCATCACGTTCGCGCAGGTCGACTCCATCACCGATGGAACCGATGAGCAGTCCGGCGAAGGTGAAGACCTTGGCTACTACCAGCTGAACCTCGAAACCTCGAGCGAGCCAATCATCACGGTCGGATCGCACTCGTCGCTTTCGCGTCAGGTCATCGACCGTTCTTCGGTTGACTACCTCAATTCGGTTCTCCGTGGTCAGGCAATCGCCCTCGGAAACGCACTCGGACGCTTGCTCCGTGTCAAGTACCAAGCCGTTGTCCTTGCACAGCTCACCGCTGGCAACAAGGTCACCCTCTCGGCACTGACGTACGACGGATGGGTTGGCGGACTCGCTGACGCAGCTGCAACGTACTTCCAGCCCAACGGTGTCCAGATTGACGCACTCGTTGTCGACAAGGCCACCTTCAAGGACTTGCTCGCTCTCGACGGAACCCCGGTTATCTCGTTCTCGGGTGAAGCCCTTGGTGCTGTCGGTTCGGCAAACCCCTCGGGACTCCGTGGATCAATCGCAGGCATCCCAATCATCGTGGACGCTGGACTGGACTACACGAACAAGGACGAGTGCGCATTCGTTTCATCGCTCGCTCTCCGTCAGTACACCTCGGGAGCACTTCGTCTCTCGCAGGAAAACGCCGTCAACCTGTCGGAGCAGTTCTCGCTCTCGACCTACACGGCCACCGCTGACGAGTACCCTGCGTTCATCATCCCCATCGACCAGACCCCGTAATAACCTCTAGGAGACTGGCGTGGCCATGACATGGAACAACCTCAAAGCGTATGTGAACTCCGCATCCGCCGATGACACCTTCGTAGAACAATGCTGGGATGAAGCGACAACGCTCGTCAACGCATACATCCGCGACCGTGATGTTCCGAATGATGTTTATGACCGCGCCAGACTCGAGGTTGGTCAGGAACTGTTCAACCGGCGCTCTGCACCGAACGGCATCGCACAGTTTGCGACGTTTGACGGAACCACAACACAGAGAGTGGCCAGAGACCCACTCGTCGGCGCTTACCCACTGCTCAACCCCATCATCAACGGATATTCGTTCGCATGATTTCCGAAGCACGCGCCGCACTCCTCGCTGTACTTGAGACAGCAGGGGTGCGCGCTTATGCGGAGATTCCCGACCGAGCAGTCCCACCGATGGCCGTCATGGTCCCCTCGGGTGACTGGATCGTCAGCGGTGAAGTTTTTGGCGAATTCGTCGTCTCATTTGATGTCGAGATTATCGCGGCAACCGGTACAAACATTGTCATCTCTCAAGCCCTCGATGAGACGGTCGAAACCGTTCTCACCGCAATCTACAACGCTCCTGGCATGTACGCCGCCGAAGTAGGTCAGCCGACATCGGTTGAAATACCGACCGGTGTTTATCTGGGTGCGACCATCACGGTCAAACAAAACACACAACTGTAAAGGAAATAAATCATGGTCAATCGTGTAAAAGCGAACTCCATCACTATCACGGTCGACGGTGACGATTACAGCGCCGACCTTTCGAGCATCATGCTTCAGTCCGAGGAAGCATCAACCGATGTCACGACTTTCGCGTCGGCAGCCGAAGGCGGGTCGAGTGACTGGTTCATTGAACTGTCGGGTATCACTTCAACTGACCTTGCTTCGTTCTGGCGTGTTTGCTGGAACAACGCAGGAGATGAAGTTCCGTTCGTTCTCACCAGCTCAACGGCTCTGGCATCAACGTTCACCGGTACTCTCCGCATTTGTGCCCAAGGCCGTCTACCATTCGGGGGCGATGCGTCCGCCGATGGCACTTTTTCGTGGTCTGGCGTTCGCTTCGAGGTCGTAGGCGCACCCGTTCTCGCCACGGTCTAACATGGCCGACAGTGTCTACGGTGTGCGCGTTGCCACGAGCAAAAGTGGTAGCGCGTACATCGCTGGACTCTACGGACCGAACGGTGTGGCACGAAAACTGAAAGAGATGGGACTCGAGCGAAACGAGTTCCAAAAGTGGGTCAAGCAAGCAGCTCTTATTGTTGCTCAACGCGCCACTCACCTTGCACCCAGGCAGTCCGGACGACTTGCGCTATCTATTCGTGGTTACGCAGGTAAAAAGATTACCCCTAACAATGCGCCTGCACGTTACTTGTTCGGTGGGGTTGTTATCGCACAGCCCAAACAGCGTGGCGCAACTGATTCATATGGTAAATCCGTTTCGTTTGGACGATATTACCCTGCGACCGGTGTCCGAACAAAAAGCAACCCATACATTCGCACCGCGCGCGACCAGACTCGTAGCGCGGTAGTCAGAATGTGGAACAAAGAGATTGGCCGTTGGATTGAAAAGAACGGCTTCGACGCAACAGGATTCGGGGGAGCATAATGGCTCGCGGAAATATGATCGTCACTTTGGTGGCGCAAACCAAGAACTTCTCAAACAACCTACAAAAGGCTGGCAAGTCAGCCCTCACATTCGGCTCGGTACTCAAGACGGGCATGAGCCTGGCGTTCGGTGCAATCACCGCACTCGCCGGGGCGTTATTTGCGTTCCTGCCGAACTTTATCAAGATGGGCGAGGAAGCCCGAAAGTCCGAACTCCGACTCGAAAACATCGCCAAACAGATGGGCTTATTCGGGGACAACACAAAGAACGTCACTGAGCGACTTTCCGAATATGCAGAAGCCATCTCATTTGCCACCGGTGTCGATGACGAGTTGGTGCGATCCGCCGAAGCCATCCTGCTCACATTCAAACAATTAGCGAAAACAGCCGACACAACGGGTGGGGCATTCGACCGGGCAACAATCGCCGCAATCGACTTAGCCGCCGCAGGATTTGGTGATGCAGAGAGTAACGCCAAACAACTCGGTAAGGCGCTCCAAGACCCCATCAAAGGCCTTACAGCACTACGCAAGGCTGGTGTCACCTTTACCGATGCCGAGAAAAAGAAAATCAAGGCTCTCGTCGAGTCTGGCAAGTTGCTCAAAGCACAAGAACTCATACTCGGTGCCATCGAAACGCAGGTTGGTGGGACTGCAGCTGCGACCGCATCCGCAACCGACAAGATGAACGCACGCTTTGAAAACGTTGTGGAAACGATGTCTCTGGCTCTGTTGCCAGCCGTTGATGATATTGCGAACAAGATGGCTGCCTGGCTGGACTCGGTCGAGGGCAAGAAGGCAATCAAAGACCTGACCAAACAACTTGAGGACTTTGGTACATGGATTGCATCGCCTGAAGGTGCGCAAGCGGTCAAAGACTTTGCAGCGACTATGGCGTTTCTGGCTCAGTCGGCGGTCAACGTCGGGAAAGGCTTGCAAGGCGTTTACAGCGCACTGAAAGCGATTGGTGACTGGTTTAGCACACCGGGCGGTAAAGCGTGGATCAAGAACTTTAGCGGTGGTTCTAGCCCGAACTTTGATGTGCCTATTCCTGTTGGTCCGCGGCCGACACCGCAAGGGCGCACCGGCTCAACATCAAAGTCTCCGGTGACTGTCAACGTGACGGGCATAACTCCTACCGCAACTGTTGGCCGTACGGTTATGAAGGCTGTTCAGGATGCTCAACGTCTGGGTGCGCGTTGACTTATTCGACTGTTCCCTATGACTATCTGCGTATTCGTGTGCAGAATAAGTCGACTTTGGTGTGGACGGAGATTCTGTCGGCTGGTAATGAGGTGCAGATTCAGCGCGGCGGAACTGTCGGTGTTCTGGGACTTGATTCGGTGAACGTCGGGCTGGCAACGATTGTGCTGTATAACTCACTCGATCCGGCCGTTGTGGCAACTCTGTCACCGCGCATGCCGGTTCAGGTGTACTCAACGCAGTTCGCAACACCTGATGAAGGGTCGGTGTATCTGGGAACTATTGCCGACATCAATTCTGCATACGTTCTGAATACGACCACATTCGCTATCGACACTTACGTGAGCATCACCGCCGTAGACGCAATCCAAGCGCACTCG